TTCGGTATTGCTCTTGCTAATACCGCTGATCTAACTAGAACAATTAACTATGTTGTGGACAATGGTTCACGACCCATGACTAATGGCAATAAAGGTTATCTGACAATTGATGTCACTGGTGTGATTGAATCATGGATTTTAGTTGCTGATGCTATCGGCACATTAGAGGTTGATATAAGAAAATGCACATTTGCTGACTATCCAAATGTAACTTCTATTTGTGGGGGCAATACTCCAAGGTTAAATGGTGCAGAAAAAAATTCTGACGCCACTTTATCTGGTTGGAATACCACCCTAAATGCTGGTGATATCATACAATATGAAGTTATAAATACTTCGGTATCGCTCAGTAATTTTGCTATCGCTTTGAAAGTAAAATTATAAATATAAACAGATAAAACAAAATTCCCTGGAGGAACATTTAAATGGCACTTTTAGTACCAAATATTGGTGAGGTAGAGTCACTTCGCTATCTGCTTAACTCAACTCATCAAATTCCTAGAAATTTAATTCTGAAGCTCTTCACCTCAAACACTGATCCTGCCGAGGGTGATGTACCTTCAGAGACTGCTTATTTTGAGCCTTATGCTGACGGCAACCAGAATAATTATGGTACTGCTCCTGTTACCGATTATCCTAATTGTGTAAATAATAGAACCGATCAGGATTATACTGATAACTATGGTATTCTTCTGAATGGTAACCGCTGGGCTATCACAACTGCTGGTGATCCTGTTGCTTCTGCTACTGGAACTGGTGCTGCTGGTGAGTATACAATTACAGTATCAAGCACAACTGGTACAATCAGCGTAGGTAACCTTGTTGCTGGCACAGGTATTGGATCAGGCGCTAAAGTTTCCAGAGTTTCTGGAAACCTCGTAGTCCTGACAGTTGCTAACGCTGGTGCTGTTTCAGGTACAGTCAACTTTAGTGGTGGTGTTACAACTGCCACTTACCCAGAACAAACATTTACATTCTCAGCTGCTGCTGGTAATGTTTATGGTTACTACCTGACCCGTGCTAACAACATGCCTGTTTCGATCCAGGGTGTAGTTGACGCTGCTGGTGCTTCTGCTGGTACTACCTTAACAAAGGGTGATAACACAGATACTTGTGTAGGTATTATTGGTAACTCATACATCATCCTTCCTAATGTCGCTGCCGTTATGGATGACATTACAGTTGGCATGAAAGTAACTGGAAACAATGGTGTTGCTGCTGGCACAGTAATCATCGGTATCGACTACGCTACCAGAACGATTTATCTGAACAATGCTCTGATCGACAACATTCAGCCTGCTACTGACTCCTCAATCACTCTTGAGTACAGCAAAGTAACTGCTACTGCTCATGGTCTGGTAGAAGGTGATGTTATCTACATCGCTCAAGGCACAACAAATACTGGCACAGTTGCTGCTACATACACAGTATTTGATGTTCCTGATGCTAATACCTTCACTACAACTCCTGCTCTTGATGGAACTGGCGACCTGACTCTTTACAGCAGCATCATGTTCGCTGAAAGATTCACCAATGGTCCATACCCAATTCAGAACAACGGTGACCAAATCAAGATCACTCTGAATGTCAGCCTCGACTGATATATAGTATACACTTTCGTTATTCTTTTTTGTGGGGGGATAATATCCCCCCTTTTAATGGAAGGTAGTATTAATGATTACATTCGTTTACGATTCAACAAAAGTAGAATATTTTAATAATGTGGATATGGGAAGCATTACTGATGCTCCCACATCCACTATTGACCGTGGATTGAATTTTGCTGACTTAATCGTAGACCCAAATGAAGATATTAGAGTTACGAGTTCGGATTACATCGTACCTCTTGGTACTGATTTTATTGTAGATGAAATAACTTCAGAAGAAAATTATAACCAAATTGTATTTACCGAAACGACATATCCATTCGGTACTATTAAAGTAGGTAGCAGTACAAATGAATCTGCTACAGTAATCTTTATAGCAAAACCTGAACCAATCGTACTCTACGAAAAAGCGATTGTTGTAAGGAAACAAGCGTGGACTGGTTCTGGTACACTCTTTGAAATTGCCAATGGTCTGGAAAGAAAAGTTGCGCCATACATTGGCGGTTCTGGACCTCTGCGTGTATCTGGTGCCGCTCAGGATAGCGGCACATTTACATTCACAGAAGATTCAATTAAAACCTACGGCAGTAGTATTGACTACGGAACAGTCGATACTGCCGTAGGTTCTTCTATTGATTATGGACAGACTACAGATGTCGTTAATGAAGGAGAAACAAATTATGGAGACATTGTAACTGGTGATGGATTACCTTATGGATTATTCAAACTTAATGGTACTGATGTTGTAAGTAATAGATTTAAACATTATACTGGTTCTGGTTCTCTTCAGATTCGTGGTAGCATTGACGAATCATTTATTGAACCATTCAATCAAATTTATATTGTCAAAACATCTCATCTATTTGAGATTTATAATTACATCATCCCAGACTCATTCACCAGAGCAACTTACATTGCTTCGGGATCTTTATTCAATCTTTCTGGTGGTATTGAATCTAAGGTATATGATTATAACTCAGGATCGGTTGCTGAGTTCGGCGTTGGTGGAGATTATGGTAGCGTAGATACATCTGCTACTTCGACCATTGACTATGGTGCTGTAACAGCATACGCAACCGATGGAGAGGTAGATAATGGTCAGGTAGTAATTACTGACATTACATATCCCCTCACAGGTCTATTTAAGATCACTGGTGGTGATAGCGCACATTCAAGAACCTACGGAGAGGTCGGTTCTGGTAATCTCACGACATATAAAGGTCAAGCAGTTGTCAATGCTGGTCAAGCAAGCGACTTTGCCTTCCTGCCCCACTGGAGAGGGCGTGGTGGTGCAAGAATCTTTAACGCTGGTATTCCAGATTCCTTTAGCAGACCTTATGCTGGTTCTGGTTCACTGTTCCACCTTGGTGATAAGGTTGAGAAAGCAACATTCAAGTACAGTTCAGAACTTATTGAGACAGTTACTCCAGATATTGTAGTACTTGCTAATGATACTACAATTATTGATACATCATCATTTATAAATGTATCTCTGAGTCAGAATGGAACTGGCCAGTTCCAGGATGGTGGTTTTGCTATTGGTGAGCACCTTAAGTTCACTGGCGGCGCTGTAGATCAAATTAGAAAATTTGATACTGTTTCTCTTGATTTAAGAAATTATATCGAGTTTGAAATTAACGCTATTGTCGGTACAAGTAGTAATGGTGGAGAAAATGCTGATCCCAGTGAAGATCTAAGATGGGCATATAGTATTGATGGCGGCTCCACATTTATAGATATAGGAATTCTGATTGCTGAAACTGATTCAGGATTTACTGGAATTAGCACTGGAACAAAGAATGCTTCTATCCCTACTGGAGCTAGAACAGGCAATACAATTATAAGAATCTACCAATCATTTGCTGATGGTAGTGCATTTGATGAGTGGGGTATTACAGATTTCACTTTCACTGGAATCAATACAACATATACTCCATTACCAGAATCTGTTGGTACTAATGATTATGGAACTGTTGATCAATCAGCAGGAACAACAGAAGATTATGGCACAATTAATGCTGCTCTCACAAATGGTATTCTTGATTATGGTCAGTTAACCAATGACTACAGTAAGTTTGGTTCTATAAACATTCGTGGTAGTGCTACCTTAGCACAACTTGATCATTACACTGGTGCTATTGAGAACAGAATTATTCCAATTGCTCAAAATGTAACTATCCTTCCAGATGAATTTGTTAATTACAATTCAGTCTTTGCTGGTGTTGAAATTCTTAATTCTGGAACTGGAATTGGAAATAGCGGTGGATTCAATATTGGTAGACATTTAGCATTCAATGGTGTTGGTAATATTTCCCCAAGAAATATTTCTTGGACATTTGATGCGAGAGAATATGATGAAATTGCCATCGATGTAATTCGTGGTAATAGTAGTAATGGTGGCGAAGAACCAGATCCAGGTGAAGATTTAGTACTATCGTATAGTGTAAATGGTGGTGTTAGTTTTACTCTTATTAGTGTAATTCTTGCTGAAAATTCTACCGATGGATTAACTGGAACTGTCCTAAAAACCTTTACCATTCCAGAAGCAGCAAGAACAGCGACAACCATTTTCAGAATGGGTCAAAGTGCTCAAGCTGGTGTTGGTATTGATGATTATGGCGTAACATCAGTTGAGATGATTAGCAATAATCCTACTACTGGATTTACTGCTAGCATTCAACCAGGATTATTTAATCTCAGCAGTTCTACTATCACTGCTTTACAAGAACCAACTCCACAAGTTTATGATGTATTCGGTTCTGGTGTTCTTAATATCACGGGCGAGATGTCCGATATTAAGACTGTCAAGGGAACTTATTATGGTTCTGGTTCACTGTTCCATATTGGAGATAAGGTTGAGAAAGCAGTCTTCAGATACACTTCAGAATCTGTAGAATATGTACAGACTTCAATTGAGCATGGTTCTATTAATGATCCAGTAACATCTGTATTAGATCAAGGTCTGGTAACTGAAGCAACATCTGGAGAGGTTGATAATGGTCAGGTAGTAATTACTGAAACTACATATCCATTCGGTAAACTCTTCGAAATTGGTGGTGGTGATATTGCTCATGGTAAGAGTAAGACTTATGTTGGTACAACACTAGAAATTAATATTTCTGGTGGATACAGCAATCTTCAGTTCTCATCTCAGGTTGATGAATCCACTGTTCTGTTTAATACTTCTGGCGGAGATTCCAATAGTTACACCAAGATCTTTATTGGTTCTGGTGATCTGTTCCATATTGGGGACAGAGTTGAGAGAAGAACATTCAGTTACAATAGTTCTTCGATCACAACAATTGAAGATTCAATTGATTCTGGTGTTATTACTGATCCCGTTAATCAGACAGAGGATTATGGTTCAGTAACCATAATCACATCAGGTGGCGTGAACTATGGAAATATGGTCACCCTTCCAGGTGATGAAAATCCATTCGGAAAACTTTTTGAAATTTCTGGGGCATCTACAGATAAATTCTTCCCTAAATTTATCTGGAATAGAGAAAGTCCACCAATCAGAATCTTCAATGAACAGCAAGATCCTGCGGACTTCAGGTTCCGTCCATGGTGGCGTTCTTATGGTGTATTACATGTAACTAATGGTCCTAACGGTGAGTTCAATACATATGCTCAGGTTAGACCATTCATTGGTTCAGGATCCCTCTTCAACATTGGCGACAAGTTTGAATCCGTAACATACGATTATAATGATTCATCTATAGTTGAATTTGAGGTCGGCGGTGATTATGGTTCAATTACTAATTCTGCTACAACATTCATTAATTATGGTTCAACAGGTTCTATAGTCAATGAAGGTGAATTTGATAATGGTCAATTAGTAATCACTGATATTGAGTATCCTCTTACAGGACTCTTTGAATTTACTGGTGCTAGTGTAGACCAATTTATTCGTGGACCTTATAATGCTAAGGAAGGTAGAATCAGGATCTTCAATGAACAGCAAGATCCCGCTGACTTTAGATTCCGCCCATGGTGGAGAGGTCGCCCTGCTTATACTGCCCTTATTGGCAATGCTGAAACACCAAGAAGCAGAGACTTTGTTGGTTCAGGATCCCTGTTCAATATTGGCGATAAGTTTGAATCAGTAACATATGATTATAATGAATCTTCAATTGAAGTATTTACTTCTGGTGGGGATTATGGATTCATTGCATCTTCAGCAACTACGATCATTGATTATGGTGCAGTAATTGCTCATGCAAATGATGGCGAATATGATAATGGTCAAATTGTAATTATTGATATTGAGTATCCTCTTACAGGACTCTTTGAATTTAATGGCGCTGCTGTATCTCAGTTCTTCCGTGGACCTTATATCGGTAGCGGTCAAATCTCCTTCTATAAAGGTCAATTTGCTGATACAGACTTTAGTAAACTTGCTCATTGGACAGCATCTGGTTCTTACTTTGTTTCAGGTATTGCTGAAACACCAAGATCCAGAGACTTTGTTGGCGCTGGATCACTGTTCAATATCGGAGATAAGATTGAAAGTGTAACTTATGATTACACTTCAGGATCCGTAGAAGAGTTTAACATCGAAAATAATTATGGATTCATTGATAATACGCCAACATCTCTGCTTGATAATGGTTCAATAATTGCTCCTACAAATGATGGGGAATTTGATTATGGTCAGGTAATTATAACTGACATCAGATATCCTCTGACTGGTCTGTTTAGAATTACTGGTGGTGATAAAGGTCATAAGCAGACATTTAGTGAAGTCTCGCAAACAGTTGAGATTACTATTTCTGGTGGCGCTGTTGAGAAGTTCACTTCTGGTGATGATGAAAGCACAATCCTGTTTGAATTTGGATCTGGATACTCCAGTCTGGCGTTTGCCAAGGGTAATTATTCTGGTTCAGGTTCACTGTTCCATATCGGTGATAAGGTTGAGAAGGCAGTATTCTCCTATAATACTTCATCTATTGTTGATTCGGCAGAATACTATGATTATGGAACAATTGACACCACACCAACATCATTCATCGATACTGGTTCTGTAGCGGTTCCATATTATCCAAGCGATGATTATGGTCTGACCCTGATTAGCGAAGGTAAGACCAATCCATTTGGTCTTTTCAAAATTACTGGAAGAGATAGTGGACACAAACAAACATTTGCTGGTGATTTTGGTGGTTCACTGTTTGGTGCTAGGGGTGCTGCCGAAGCTGCTGTATGGCAGACACCTGAAGAAACCTTCCTGATGAAGTTCAGCGGCGGTGCCGTTGAGAAGCATATTGAAAACTGGGTTGGAACTGGCAATATCAAGATCAAGGAAGAGACTCCTCTCGCTCCTAATGCTGCCGTTAGATTCCGCCCATGGTGGAGATCTTATGGTGAGATTAATCTTCAAGGACTCGGTGATGTTGATGATATTCTCATCAACTATGTTTCCAGAGGTGGAACACTCAGTCTTTACACAAATAATGAAGGTTATGAGTGGAGATCCTACAGACCTTCGCCTCGTTATGTTAACTCTACTTATGGACAGATTGGCGGAACCTTCACATACAATGGAAATTCAGAAAATCAGAAGGTTAATGTTTATGGATACTATGGTGATCTTAGAGATCCTGGTACTTCTGGATCACTCTTCACATTCAACAGTGCGACTGAGGTAGCTGGTTATAATCCACAAGTAGATACCGTACTCTATCGTGTTTCGGGTACTGCTCCAAGCAAATTCAATCCAACCTGGACTTCACGCCCAGATGGTTCACCTAGACTTAGTGGTACTCCTCAACTTCAACTCAGATTCAATCTATTTGGTAATGTTGATCCAGTTGACAACTTTAAGGTTAGTGGTACTCCAGACCTCAAGATTACTCTTAACTATGATGGTTCTGGATCCCTGTTTGCTGTTGGCGGATCTACTGAAACCCGTGGATTCAATCCAGAACTCGAAACTGTTCTTTATAGAACGGGTGGTCGTGGCACAACTCTGTTCTCACTCCTTCATGTTGGTTCTGGTTCACTCTTCGGATTTAACTCTGCTACTGAATCCAGTACAATTGATGCTCCAACATCAACAGTTCTGTTTGTTGCTTCTGGATCTGCTGTTCCTATCGCAGCAGTCAATCATGTTGGTATCGGAACATACACCACTAATGGAAATGCTGCTGAAAGAAGTAGCAATTCTTACACTGGCGAAGGTTCACTCTTCAGCGCAGGTAGCGCAGCAGAAACAACAGCAGTTTCGGAAAGCGAAAGTACAGTTCTGTTCGTCGCTTCTGGTGGAGAAGCAAATGCCTTCGTCAGATCTGCTGTTACTACAGGCAACATTAATATTGATGTTGATGCCGATGAAGCAGCAACAAGAATTTATACTGGTCAGGGTTCACTGTTCTCAATCGGCGGCGCTGTTGAAACAGTAAGCGTAGCAGAAGAATCTACTGGTCTCTTCAACTTTGTCGGTAACGCTACACTCAATAGATCTAGAGATTTTGTTGGATCTGGT